TAACAAAGGAGAATATATGTCATTCGAGACATTAAAAGTAGCAGAACTCAGAAAAGTTGCAGAGGACTTTGCAGTTGATACTGATGGATTAAAGAATAAGACCGATATTATTGCCGCTCTTGCCGAAGAGGGAGTAACTTGGTCTGTTTATCAAAAGACTATTAAGGATATTGAGAAGGCGGCAGATGAATTTAGCGAAGAGGCAGAAGAAATTCTTCCAAGATTTAATCCTGATGCTCAGCCAGAAAATACAATGCTAGTCAGAATGACTAGAGAGAATTACAGATATGATATTCTTAACTATACATTTACAAAAGAGCATCCTTTTGTCGCAATGACATCAGAAGACGCTCAAGAAATTTTTGACAAGGAGGAGGGTTTTCGCTTAGCAACTCCAAAGGAAGTTCAGGAGTACTACGCTTAACCTTTATTAAATGGAAATTCTAGTAGGTTCAAATTCACCAGTAACACATAAAGTGTTTTGGCAGGGACAGCTAACTGATTCAGATAGCCTTCCAACTGTTCGATTGTATGATATTACAGAAGATCCAGCAATATCTCCAGCAATTAATCCTGCTACGATACTTGCAACGTTAACGCCTGTCAAATCAGAAGTAGATGCGGGTACATATATTGTATATATTCCTTTAACCTATACAGATAGACAAAGACAATTAAAATTAAGCTGGACATATACAGTAGGCGGAGTATCTACACAAAAAGATAATAAAATATTTGTGCAGACACCATATACGGATATGACACAGGTAATTGATTCTTTAGGGTTGGGGTCTGATTATTCAGATCCTAATTCTAAATCATATGCTGAATTATGTAATGCTGAGAAGTATGCAAGAAAACTTATTGAGGCATATACAAAGCAGCAATTCTTTTTATATGACGATATTCAAATTGCTTATGGCTCAGGCTCTGATGTTTTACCCCTCCCATATAAAATAACAACTTTATATAAGTTATATCAAAACGATATACTCCTTTTAGATACAATTAATTCAATAAACAACTGGAACTATAATACAATTATTTCGGAAAGCGGATTTGGGATAAGAGTTAATAGAGCTAACATGTTAGATAATACTGTTTATACAGCAAATGGCATGGTTCCCCCAACAATTAATGACACATGGAATGGATCTTTTAATACAAAATCAACATACCGCGTTCAAGGCAAATTTGGATGGAAAGACATTCCAGATGAAATTGATCTTGCATGCATTGAATTAATGAAAGACTACTTTTCAAAAGATAAAATTTGGCGTAATAAATATATTAAAGCTATTAAAACATTTGACTGGGAGTTCGAGTATAATTCTGGTACATATTCAGGAACTGGTAATCTATACGCAGATCAACTACTTCTTCCATATGTTATCAATCAAATGGTTGTTATCTAATGTATGATCTTGCCGACTCTATCATGCCTTTGTTTGCTGATATATATAAACAATTTGATATACAAGATCCAGATACGGGTTCAATAAAAAAACAATGGCAGTTTGATAGAACAGTGCCTTGCAGCGCAAAAGGTATTATAACTAACTCTGCTTCTTCAAGATCTGGTGATAAACAAATTATTTCTAATAAATATACTAACTATCAAACCCTAGAAATTAGAACATCAGAAAAATTAACATTACGAGAAAAGATTACAAATATCAGAGATGCCGAAGGAACTGTTATTTGGGAAGAATTAAATTTTCCTACTAACACGCCTACGGTTTATGAGCTAATGGGAACCACTCCAATCACAGACCCATTTGGTGGCGTAATTGCATATAACTCTGCTGTGAAGAGATCGGAAAATCAGATAATTGGACAATAGCTCATTACTAGTTACAGCCGCCAGCGGATTACAAAAAACTATGGTGGGCACTAAAGGTGCCATTTTAAAAGATAGTACAGTAGCACAAATATCTGCAGCAATATACTATCAAGCTGAGGTAGTTTCCAAAATAACAACAAACAAACAATTTCAAGCTAGATTTCAATCTGTTATTTTTAAACAGCTTCAACAGGATTTTGGTTTGTATATAGATGCACAAGCTAGAGTAAATCCTCAATCCCTGCACCATGTTTATGAGTGGAATAAAGTTGGTAATTCTGGATCCAGACTATTTAAATTAAATATAACGGAAAGAAATGGATTATCTTTTAAATTAGGATCAACATTTTTAATGTCTAAATCACCAGTCCCTAACTCATTTGGCAAAAGAAAGTATGTATTTAAAAATAAAGCTTCTGTGATGGAAGCTGGAATGCCTGTAATAATTAGCCCAAAGGCTGCTAAGCGCTTAGTATTTGAAACTAGCACTGGAACAGTCTACATGCCCATAGGGGCCTCAGTGACCGTTACAAGGCCTGGTGGAGGCAAAGCTACAGGAAGGTTTCAAATTGCATATGCAAGATTCTTTACAGGCAACTTGGTAAACCTGTCAATTAAAAGATCGGGGTTTCAACAAATATTTAATTCATCATTAACTAAAGCAATGAAGTTACCTTCAGAAGTAAGAAAAGTTAAATATTCTTTTTCTGCTAATACACTAAACATGCAAGCTGAGTCAGCAATTGCCTCAGCATTTGGGGGGATATAATGACTGTAGATTATAAAGCAGATATAATGCTTGATTTAAGAAAGTACCTTTGGGACCAATTAAAGTCTAATAGTATTTTTACTGCCACCGATTATTATTCAGATAATATTGGACAAGAAATTGTTCCAATTATTCCCGTCCAGCAATCTCCAGAAATGAATCAATTTTTGAGCGGGAAGAAGCACATAGTATATGACAAGATAGGCCTATCATATGAGGACAACTGGGCTATATGCTGTGAGCAGATTTTGTTTACTATATATTCAACAGATGTTTCAGAGATCAATGAGATTAGAAACTTAATGACAGACCTATTCAGGAGAATGGATGATTCGGCAAGGGATGCAAATGCTTATTCTGGCATATCTCGGAAGTTTAAATTCTTTAGTATATTTGTTGCCGATATATCTCCGACAGCCCCATCTGAAGAATTGGCAGGATTTTTGTCAGCAGATGTAATACTTGAGGTCAAATACGCAAGACACCTAGATACGACTGGCAGATTCGTTTAATTTGCCTTTGGGCGCATTATACTCTATTATTATACATAGAGGGAAGGGCCTAGCCAGCCAAGATTTAATGATTTACAACAATATATATATATTTTTATAAATAGGAGGAAAATAACTATGGCACAATCCGTAGGTAATGCTAAAAATATTCTAGTTGGCGCATCTCCATTGTTCTTGTCGAACGTTGACATTAACGATTCAGATTATATCGCTAACGCAGAAGCAGGCGTTGCAATTGCATCAGGTGCAAATACAGTAGGAGTTCCAGCATTTGCATCTGGAGTTTCATACGTAAACACACTTAATGCTGTAAACCAAACAGCAGGACTATTTGGATACCGTAACGTTGGTTTCACCAACAATGGTCTTCAAATCACATACAACCCAACATACGATTCAGTAACAGTAGATCAGCTGCTTGATACAGCTAAGCTGTTCAAGTCTGCAATGGAAGTTATGATTGCAACAGAAATGTCAGAAGGTACTTTGGAAAACATTGTAACCGTATTCGGACAGTCAGCATCATCACTATCAACAACAGGAACTGGAGCTACAAAAGTTTCAACACTTAACGTTGAGGCAGGTGCACTTGGAGCTGCTCCAACAGAGCGTCAGCTAATTGCAGTTGGTCAAGCACCAACAGCAGGATCAACATCGTCAGAGCGTGTATATTATGCACGTCGTGTTTTGTCTGTACAACAGTCACAGCACTCTCTTGCACGTACTACTCCAACCACATTCCCAGTAACATTCCGTCTTCTACCAGATGCTAACTACACTGGCTCAGAATACGGCAAGATTATTGACCGTGTACTAGTAGCATAATAAATTAAATTTATTAATGAAAACCCCCAGGAAACTGGGGGTTTCTCATTTGTGTAGATAATACCTATATGTTATAATAATTAAGACTAGATCCTAGGAGGATTAAATTGGCAACAACAGTATATAGCGTAGAAGAAGTAACGCTTCAAAATGGTTCAACAGTTAAGTTGAAACCCCTAAGCATTAAAGAGCTAAGAAAATTCATGCTCGTTTTGCAAGGAGCAAGTGAGTCTACAACAGAAGCACAAACACTCAATGTATTAATTGATGCAGTTGCAGTGGCACTTGAAAAACAACTACCAGAATTGGTAGCCGATAAAGATGCATTAGAAGATGCACTAGACGTTCCTACAATCAATCGCATACTTGAGGTATGTGGTGGGATTAAGATGGACGACCCAAACCTTCTAGCGGCAGCGGTTCTGGCTGGTCAGAACTAGATTTAGCCGCTTTAGAGGGTGAAGTTTTTCTTCTAGGTCACTGGAAGAATTACGAAGAACTAGAAGAAAGTCTTTCAATGCCAGAACTTATTCAAACATTGAAATCTTTTAAGAAGCAAAAGTCGGAAGACAGAAAGTTTACGGCAAGTCTTAAAGGAATTGATCTAGATGTAGATGAGGAAGACGCAGGAACTCAAGGAAAAACTTTTGATGATATACAGAGACAAGCTCAAGGTATAAAAGCATCAGGTGATGATATAGTTTCTTTACAAGGAAGCTTTGCAGCACAAGCAGGGTTTGGAATTGGTGCAGGTCTAGGCTACACAGAGGAGTAACATAAAGATAAATGGCTGATGAAAATATTGTAACTAATATAGTTGCTAATGCTAATTTTTCAGGTCTTATTGCAGATGTCAATAAGGTTGCAGCCTCTCTATCTAAACTTCAGGCACAAATAATTCAGTCGGATGCAAGACTTGCAAGTCAAGTAGCAACCATGAACAGGTCCTTTGGTGAAAACCTAAGAAGAACTGGTCAGTTTGCATCACATTTTGTTACATTAACATCAGATGTTGAAAAGTTTGGTACCAACCTAGACAAGGGCCAAATGAAGCTGAAGCAATATTTTCAGACATTTCAACAACATACAAAAACACAAGGCGGATTAATTAGAGATCTTGCTAAACAACAAGTAGCTCTACAAAATGCAATCATTCAGCCAATGGGTAAAAATGCTCAAGGGCTTATGCAATATAGTGTACATATTCCACAGGGTCTTGATACAGTAAAAAATAAAGCTGCTCTAGCAAGACAAGAGCTTCAAATCATGAATAAAGTTATTCAAGATGGTGGAGTTCAAATGATTAATTGGGGTAAAAATACTCAGTGGGCGGGACGTCAATTAACAGTAGGGTTAACGGTTCCTCTTGCGGCATTTGGTAAGGCAGCAGCAGATTCATTTAGAGCAGCAGACGCAGAGTTGGTTAGACTTACAAAGGTATACGGTGGAGTCGCAGCAACATCTGCAGCAGATTTATCTAAAATAAGAAATGAAGTTGCAGCAACAGCAAAAGATATTGCAAAAACGTATGGCGTATCTTTTAAAGATACAATTAGTCTTGCAGCGGACATTGCCGCAACAGGAAAACAAGGCAATGAATTACTATCTTCTTTAAAAGAAACAAGCAGACTTGCAGTGCTTGGAGAAGTTGATAGACAAGATGCAATGAAGGCCACCCTGGCAATTCAAAATACTTTTAAAGAAAATACAACACAGCTTGCAGATTCTATTAACTTTCTTAACGCAGTAGAAAACCAAACATCAACGAGTCTTAGTGATTTAATTACAGCAATTCCTAAAGCTGGTCCAGTTATTCAAGGAATGGGCGGCAGCGTAAAAGATTTAGCTTTAATGTTAGTTGCAATGAAAGAAGGAGGCATTGATGCAACTCAAGGTGCAAA